TAAATTTGAAGACTATCTTCACAGACAAAAAATAAATTTACCAAGGGTTGACTTGGTAATTAAATGTCAAAACATATTAAAAGCAAAAAAAAATCATGGTAAGTTTAATAATAAGTCTTGTGTATCTTGGCGTATATACGATCAAACAGTTGATGTAGAAGATTTAATTGTAGAGGGTGAGTTTAAGGAGATAACAAATGACGAAAGTTAAATTTATGGTAGGACCACCGGGCACAGGGAAGACTTCTAGATTTATAACAAATAAGTATGTGGATCTTTTAAATAAATTTAAATATGAAAAAATAATAATTTTATCTCATACAAATGTTGCAGCTGACGAAATAAAAGATGAAATTTTAAAATTAAAAGAAATGAAAGGTGTAACTAAAAAAGCTTTAGAGCATAATATTTGTACCATACATCATTATTGTAAAAAGAAATCAACAATGGGAGAAGAAGTTCTTGACTACGAGGACTACAAAAATTTATGTAGAATAGATTCTATTTTTCAAAGACACAAAGTTACACAATCTGAGTTTGATAATAGAGAACATGGATACTTTAAATTTGTAAAAGAGGCTTATGGATTCGACAGGTCATTAAAAGAACATTGGAAAAAATCTGATAAAAAATTTAATGGTTACTCAATAGTAGACATAGAAAAAATGCTGCCTATTGTAGAAAAATATAATAAAGATAATGGTAAATTAGATTTTCATGACATGATTAAGCGTTTTTTAGAGAAAGCGTTAGATCCAGATATTGACGCTTTGATTGTAGATGAAGCTCAAGACAGTAACAAAACACAAAAAAAAGCTTTAGATAAAATTGCTAGGAATGCAAAAGAATATTGGTTTGTTGGAGATCCTGATCAAACAATATTTGAATGGGCTGGTGCGAATGCAGATGAATTTTACAGATTATCACAAGGGGCAGAAGAGCTAGAACAAGGACATAGATGCAGTAAAACTATAAATGTAAAATGTAAAAATATTATTAAGCCAATATGGGATTACTATGGAACTCACAGAATTTGGAAACCGACTGTTCATGATGGTAACGAATATTATTTACCTAGTTTAGAAATTGAATCTAGTAACTTAAAAAAATTGTTACATAAAATAAAAACCACCAATCAAACATTTTTATTTACGTACCGTCAAAAACCATCGGATGCATGGGTTAAAAAATTTTTTAAACAACATGGCATAGAGTTTGCACATGTAGGACACTCTGCACACGTTTCAAAAAAAGAACTAAGGTGTCATAAAGTATGGCCAAAATTTGTTAGTGGCACACCGGTATCATTAAAACAAATAAAAGATTTTTGGAACTACATGGGGAAAAAAGTTATTATGCATCGTAAAGTAGAAGAAACTTTTGAAGATTGGATAGATAAAGATTATACAGTACAAAATTTAATTGACAAAAAATATTTAAGACCAAGCGTTGTTAATCAAGATGACTTTGCTTTGGTAAGAAAAAAAATAGATAAAGATAGAGTATTATACATTAAAAAAATTTTACAGAATGGATGTGATTTAGATGGAGATATTAAAGTTAAATATGCAAACATTCACACAGTCAAAGGTTTAACATTTGACAATGTTATTGTTGATGAATCACGATTTAGAACAGAAGATTATTTTAGTCAGTTAAGATTAAAGTATGTGGCTTACAGTCGTGGTAAATACGATTGTTGGACCATAGCGACACAAGATAAATACAAAAGAACGTTGGGGGTAAGATGACAAGAACTCAACTAAATTTATTTGAAACAACGTATGATATAATTGATCAAAAAGTTAATGATAGTTTTTGGGCATACCATGCAGGTATGGCTGATGGAGATGGATGTTTTATAGGTAAAAATAAAATTTTTTATTCTTTAGGTTTAATAGATAAAAATATTATAAAAGAAATATCAGATCTATATGGTGTTAAATTGTGTGTGTGCAAAAAACCAAAAGGGCATCAGAAATTTTACAGAGTATCTCTTACTTCAAGTAATGCAAAACATTTTTACTCAAAAGTAACACCTTATTTAATAGAAAAAAGAAAAAAAGTAAGGGACATATGCAAAAAATATGGTGTTCAAATAGAAGATGTGGAACCTATAAGTTTACAACGAAGATTAGATTGGTTGTGTGGTTATTTTGATGCTGAAGGAAATGTTCAAATGAGAACAGTGCGAAACAAAAAATCCAACACACATGTATTTAGTTTTAAATTAAGATTTACATCATGCAGTTTGCTTACTTTAAGATATGTAAAACGACTATTAAATTCATTATTTAATCGTAACGGTGAAAAATCTATATTAGGTTTATATAAAAAACCTGATAAAAGACAAAATAGAAAACAATGTTATGATTTAGAAATTAGAAAAGTATCAAAAATACATTTGTTTGCAAGAGTCTTTCATCCCCACATAAAAGTACAAAGAAAAATAGATAAATTTAAAAGAATTTGTAGCTATTCAAATATAGCTGCTCAATTAAAATGGACATTTGGAAATATAAATTTTAAAAAAAATAAAAAATTAAGAGAAAGGTGGTTAAAAAATGACACATAAAGATATGTTTAAAGGGACAACGTATGATTCTTTAGAAAAACAAGTTGGAGGAAAACATTATTCTTCTATGAAAATTCAACCAGCAGAGTTTATTAATGAGAATAAACTCTTGTTTGCAGAAGGGAATGCTATAAAATACATATGTAGACACTCTATGAAAGGAAAACGACAAGATATTGAAAAAGCAATACACTATTTAGAAATGATATTGGAGAGAGATTATAATGTGTAACACACCAGAAGATTTAAATTTAAAAGGTATTGACACGGTTGCAATAGATATTGAAACATACGATCCGAATCTTAAAACAAAAGGTTTGGGTGCTATACGTAAAGATGGTTTTATATGTGGTATAGCAGTTGCAACAGACAACGAAACTGCATACTTTCCATTACGTCACTCTGATACTGACATAGCTTTTAATAGGATTGATAAAATATGGCAAGTGCTTAACGATAAAATATTTCAAAACGAAAACATTACAAAAGTATTTCACAATGCAATGTATGATGTCTGTTGGATAAGAGCTGTAACAGGAATGATGATCAAAGGTAGAATAGTTGACACCATGATAGCAGCGTCCGTAATCGATGAGAACAGATTTAAATACTCACTAGATGCATTATCAAAAGATTATCTTAACGAACAAAAATACAAATATGACTTACAACAAAAAACTTTAGAATGGTCTGGTGGCACAGTCAAGGACCCAATGACTAACATGCATAAACTTCCTGCATCAATTGTAAAAGAGTATGCAAAGCAAGATGTTAATTTAACTTTAAAATTATGGAAAATTTTTAATAAAAAAATTGACGAAGTATTATACACTAAAGATGACGGAGAACAAAAAACTTGTAGAAAAATATTTGAGTTAGAAACAAAATTATTTTTATGTTTAGTTGACATGAAATTTAAAGGAGTTAGAATAGATGTCCCAAAAGCTATCTTGTTTGGAAGACATCTTAAAAAACGTAGAGATCAAATCGTAAATGCAATTGAAAGTAAAACATCAATACGAGTTGACATTTGGGCTGCAGCATCAATTAAAAAATTATTAGACCACCTGTGCATAAAAGATTACAAAGTCACACCAAAATCTAAGATGCCACAATTACCAAAAGATTATCTTAAAACACATAACAATAAATGTTTACGTATGATTGCAAAAGCAAGAGAGTATGACAAAGCAGTCAATACTTTTATAGATGGTTTGTTAGGATATGTTCATAACGGTCGTATACACGCTGACATAAATCAGATAAGGTCAGACACTGGGGGCACGGTTACCGGTAGGTTTAGTATGTCAAATCCTAATCTACAACAGATTCCTGCTAAGGGTTATATCGGTAGTAAGATGAGAGAATTGTTTATACCCGAAGAAGGTTGTAAATGGGGTAGTTTTGACTACTCACAACAGGAACCACGTATCGTAGTGCATTATGCTATAAAACTAGGCCTAGGAGGCACGGAGAACCTCAAAGATGAATTTGATAGGGATGATGCCGATTTCCATCAAATCGTTGCTGACATGGCTAATATCTCCAGGAAACAGGCAAAAACAATCAACCTAGGTCTATTCTAT